GTCTGGATGGGATTGCTTCACTTGACCAGATTCTGAAAACGGTCAAGGACAAAGACAACATCTATTCCTTCATCATGAAAACCTTGACACCTGCGGGTCGTAAGGAACGTGCCGCGGTTGATTACCAGCGTGCCCTTGAAGGCTATATGTCCAACGACCTGCGTGTGGCCTCTGCGAAGATGGCACAACTGGCCGGAGCAAAGTAGCACGGGAGTCTTTGTCGGCACCGACTGAGTTGTGGATGGTGCTGCCCTATCAGTGGGCAGTGCTTTCCCCAGAGCAGATTGATAACGATTTGAAAGGTGTTCGTTATGGGGTCGATGCACCGCCCCTGACTGCCTACCGTACCCGGTATGATGCCCTAAATGCCGGTGTGGCGTATGCCGCTGAAAAGAACCGCGTTATTGATTCCAACAACCCCGGTAGTACCGCCGCACCAATGCAGCTGACACGTAAGGGTGATGTGGTTAAGATAGCGAATCAGGGAACGTGGAATACGTTAACGAATGGCGATAAGTTATACCTTTATCGTATCAACCCCGAGATGTGTTCTCAGCCGTGGCAAGAGACGTACGAAGGCTCCCAAGAATATTTTACGCACGGCGTTTCCGAATATGAAGAAGTTCAATTCGACACGCTACGAAACTTGATTAGCAACGCGGGATTAACCCTCGTTAATTGAAAGGTAAAACCATGACGCATAAACTTTCTCTGAATTCCCTCGTGCTCGACTTCAAACGCGACAACGAAGGGAAAGGCGTACAGGGCTCACAAGCACTGACCGCTCTGGTGGCCTTCACACTGGCGTACTCTGTCCGTCTGCCGGATAACGGCGCATACGGCTCTACCGAAGCCGCACAGGCGTTCCTCGTGCCCATCATGAAGAACATCGTCTCGGATGTGAACGAGCTGTACTGCGTTGACCTCGGCACCGTGCTGGATTTGACTTCTGCATTGTACTGCAACCGTTACGACAACGTCTGGGGTGGTAAGCGTGCACTGGACGCGTTCTCACCGAAAGCCGTCATTGACGAAGCGTACGGCGTGGATTGCTACCCAACTGTGCAACTGTGGGCTGAGCGTTTCTTCGAAACCGTTGGCTTCTACATCAGCGAAACCACTCAGAAGGCGTAAACCATGACCAGCATGACCGAAGTAGGTGGGCTGGTCGCTACCGCCCCACAGTGGCGTCTCGGTGAAATGGGTAACCTGCTCCAAGAGCACATGAGTCACAAGATTAACAGTCTCGACCAGTTGAACTTGTACATGCAGCGTAACGACGCTGACCTGCTCTATGGTACACGTATCCTTGCGCAGATTGATGCCATTCTTGATGACGTTCGCCGTCACGGTATCTCGCGTGACTTGGCTGTCGCAGTAGAATCAACTCGTCCGGGCACCATTCCAAAGAACGTGCAGAAAATCCTGACCTCCAACTACACCGGTACCCATCAACGGGAAACAGTGGCTGCGTTAGAGTCATGGAAAGAAGCCGGTCGGATGGGCCTGATTATTCTGGTGCTGACCGCCATCCTGAAAATCATCAGTTGGATTGTGGAATCCGGTAAAGGGTATAAAGGTAACACCAACCCGAAAACCGCCGCAGACAAAGTCGAGGAATACAAAACCAAGACGGATGAGAAATGGCAAGCAGCTGCGGAGACACCCCCTGCGGCTCCGAAGTCTGTGAAACCGGATGATTGGAAGCGCGAGTATGAATCACTGGCGGACACACTGACTTGTGCGTCTGTTAAGTCGGCATACCTCGATGCGACCAAAGAACTCTCCAGTCGTAGCCTGTCCCAGTTAACCGCCGCCGCACTACGTTTCGATGCGCTGATTAAGAACGCCAATGCGGGCGATTACGTGGACACCGTAACGGCAGTCTCTGGCCGTAACCCAATCGCACCTCTACTGAAAGATGTCGCTTCGGGTGAGAAGGGGGCGGGTAGCGTGGGTGGTCTCGTCGCAGAGTTGCTGCGTATGAACGTGGCGGAAGGTGTCTTCAGTCCACAGGCAGCAGCGAAGGCGTACGGGATGTTGCCAAGCGGGATGCGCCAAGCGGGTGTGCGTATTCCAAACGAAGCGGTCTTCCGTATGATGGCCAACCGGGCACCGGAGCTGAACAGCTTCTTCCAGTCTGCGGGCAAAGCTTTTGACTCTCTGTCGAGCGTGATGTCGCAGAAGCAGGACGGGGTGAAGTGGAAAGACGATGAAATCCGTAAGCCGGGTGAAGAATTTGCTCACGCGATGCGTTTCCTGAACGACTATCTGGCCACCGTCATTCCCGTGGTGAAAGGTGGGAAGTTCACCGCAGAAACTTCACCGACCATCGCCATTGTTGGTAGCAACAACACTGACAACCTGATCGGTTACGACGAGCCCACCGAGTTTGTGGGTAACTCTATTCTGGTTTGTGCGCAGTACGGCGCGTACCTGAACAGCAGCTTCGTTTCCTCTTACACGGAACGTCGTGGTTTGAACGATGATGAGGCCGGTGGTGTACTGCAAGCGCTGGTCGTGATGGCAAATGGGTTATCCACGAATACCGGAGTGACCAACTTCAACGCATACAGTAAAATGGAAAGCGATGTGAAGACCCTGATTGAACGTATCCAATCATGGGAGAAGTCAATGTCACGTAACCGGGAAGGGGCAGCTGCTATCCAATCCATTGGTGAGGCGTTGCTGAGCGTGATGATGGAAGAACGTTCTGACAGCCTGAATCTGGGTCGTGAACTGTCTGCGGACTATAAAGACCGTGACGGTGACTTCTGGCAGGGTCTGCGTAAGAACCTCAACTACATCCGCCGTATCTGCATGGGTACGGTCGGGATGCAGAACATCATCAGTAAGAGCCAGAACAACCCGTTCATCAAAGGCAAAAATTAAAATAAAAGACCTACTCTCCTTCGGGAGAGTAGGCTTTCTTTTTTTATACCGGTGCAGTATCGTGACGATTATAGCTCGCAACAATGTCGTCTTTCAGACCGACACGTCCGTTTGCCTCAATCACCATCTTCTTACCAACCGTGACCTGTGTGGCATCTGACATGACGGTGAACAGACGCATGTCTTGGTCTGGCCCCATACCACCCACAACCACACCCAAGATGGTATCTTTCAACGCATCTTGCAGAGCTTCACCCAACGCTACCGCAGACACGGTGCTGTTGCTTATCAGGTACTGACTGATAACCTCAGAGGTCTTCTTCTGGATGGCTTTAATCAGGTCAGCGTTCTGACGGTTCACCGCAGTCAGGTAATAACTTACTGTGAACTGTTGCTCGGCCGGGATTGGCGTGATAGCACCATTCTCCGTACGGGCATCGATGTAACCCATGGTAGTAATTGGGACGAAGTACGCATCGGTACGTTCCAACAGCAGTGGGGTCAGTTGCGGCATGTTCACCGTGATTTGATTGATCATGTAATCAATCACTGACTCACGGTACGCCACCACCTCGTCACTGTCCGCAAACAGATAACGGGCATCAAAGACCGCCATCTCATTACGGAACCGGATACTGCGCGGTCGGTCAATCACAGAGTTCCCGTCAGCATCCTTCACCAACGTTCCCTTCTCGTGCAATACCTCCTGCACACCGTCGTCGTCGAGTACCGGGTCACCTTTACGGTGCAGGTATGTCAACTGCAATGGCGGTGTTTTGGATTCATCGTACGTGTATTCAGGCACACCCCGTTCATTCGTCTTCACCACATCCGCGTCGTAGAACTTCAGCACATCGGCTTCGTAATACTTGTAGTTGATGCTGTCGGTGATAGGGCGGGCTTTACGCCAGTAGGCGGTCAAGGCTTTGCCCAGTTCGATTTTGAAAATCTCATGGGTGATACCAATCGCGTCACGGGACGGAGCCACAATCAGGGTGTCCATGTTCGCCCGCTCGTAGTTCTTCGGATAGTAGCCCGTGCAGCCGTAGAAGATGTTAAAGTCTTCCGTCAGGCTGACCGGGATATTCACCGTAGATGACGAGGTAGTGCGGGTGTTGGTAACAATCATCTCATCGTTACGGTCAACGTCGAGGTTGGTCTCCAACAAGAACTCCCACACGCGCTCACTGCCCTGTTTACCGACAAGCGTACCTTGCACCCAAGCGAGGCTTTCAGAGTTACGCGGTTGGAAGGAGATTTGCGCAAACACCTGACTGTCGTCCAAGGCTTGGTACGGCGATTCTGATTTAGTGACAGTCCGTAGCACGTAACCTTGGTCGGTCATCAGAATCTGATAGTCGTCAGTGACCACGCTCAGTTCTGTCGTGATGTTGGTGCTGATAAAACGCTTCGACACCAAACTCGGACGGTCGAGTTGGTAGATACGCACATCAATAGAGTTGTTGTTGATATCCAGCACGTAATGGAACGGTGTGAAGAGGTACGAACCGCTGTTCCCCACATTCACCAGATCCTCTTTACGCATGGTCTTCATCAACTCCGTCATCGTGGTTTCCACGGACAACGAACTGCCGTCAAACTTGTACAACGTGTTCGGTAACACCGTCATGCGGTTGTCGTTAATTCGAACAGTCGACAGGCTAGACAATTCATCCCAGCTAAAGTACAGGGCAGACGTGACCGAACCAATCGGTGAGCTGACGTTCTTCAGCGTGGACACAGGCAACGGGGCTGACATCAGATACGTACGGCTGGTCACATAGTCGATGGCATTCTGGAGCGTCAGGTTAAAGTCTGCTGCTACAGCCGTTAACTGCTTCTCCGTAATCGGTGCTTGGCGTAAGCCGACGGCGTTGTTCACTACACGGTCACGCAGTTCAGTGAACGGTAACTCCGCGCGGCCACCAGAGGTAACGCCCACGCCACTCTCGGCCACAACCTGGAAGATGGAGAAGTTACGGAGTGGGTTGATGTAGGACGCATCGTATTCCCCGTTCAGGTCACGGAAGTCCCATGAGAACTGATCGGTAGCATAGCTTGACAAGTCAACATTCAACACACCCATGGTGGTGTAGACATCCATACGCACCTCACCCGCTACCAAACCGGTGGTCAGGTAAATAGAGGGAATGGTGCAGCGAATGTTTTGACCCACGACCTGTATCACGGCCGTTGCCACGTTCGGGTCGTAGACATCACGACTGTGTGTGTGGGGAATCTCTACCCAGCCGGTACCGGCGGCATCACGTTGCCAAACGCGGGCGTAGAAGAAACTGTTCGTGAAGCTGCGTGTGATTTGCAGTTCGTTCGTCCCCACGGTGGTGTCAGTGTGACTCTTAACATCGTACTGCTTCACCGGAATCTTGATACGCAGTAGCACGGAGTTGGTAGTGGGCGAAGAACCCAAGTCCCAATCCAGTGCGTTGGTTGATACCGGCGCAATCGGTGATTGTGTCTCGGTAATCCACAACACCTCAAAGGCTGGGTTGTCCGGCGTCCCGTAGGGCAGCACACGAATCTCAATCGGGTACTGAATTGAGAAGGTATAACCCGACACCTTAAAGACGGTATCGCGAGGGATAACCAGTTTGCGCACGCCAGCATAGACCAACGGCATGGCTTTGCTCAAGAGCGAGTCCACGTCGATAATCAGCTGGAGTTCGGTACCCGACGGTTGGGAGAACACATCGACGTAATCCACATCCGACATATGGCGGAAGAGGTCGTCCATGGTCTGGGCTTGTGACGGGTAAGTTTTTGGTACGGTTGCCCGACATCCTTCAATTGCCGAGTGGGCCAACATGACGCTGGCCTCGGCTAAGAAGACCACGGGGTCAGTTGGACTGCGAAGGGTAATCGCTGCGGCGTTGTCGCTGACGTTTTGGAGCTGCTTTAATAACAGCGTCTGCATCGCGGCGGGGTTATGCGCCAACAGCAACATATTCGATGCCAGCTTATCATAAGTGTCCATCAGATGAGACCTGCCCTTTTCAGAATGCGTTGGTAATCAGATTGGTATACCCACCACGTCAGTTTCCGGCGAACCGGATCGATGTGGGGATACCCGTAATAGTTGAACAGTGGGAGGAACTGTGGAATTACCTGCACCAACTGGTCACGCGCGTTCGGCACGAAGTTCCCGGTTTGCAGGCTCTCCGGTGTCGGTGACATATCCGGGTTAAAATAGGACACGGTCGCGTTGAACATCTCCATGTAGAGCGGGTCGTCGTAACGGGCACCGATACACTGCCACTGTAACGTGATGTTGGTGTCATCGTTACTCATCGGCTTGGAGTTATCAACCTGCGCTTGCTGCCCTGCGTTGTTGTTCATTGGCCAAGCTACACACGCTGTCCAGAAGCGGGTGATGTTCCCCATCGGGTCATACTTCATCCCGTAGATACGCGACTGATAGTCAATACGGCGCTGTATTGAATTACGAATCTTTGGCATGAACTGACCACGACGCACCCCTGACATGTATTCCAGCCACACACTGGCCATGCGCATAATCGCATTACCGTACGGGTTGGTTAATGTCGATGACATGGTGTAACCATAGTTCACAAGGTTCGTGGAATCAACCATTCCCCATTGTTCGCGTAACAACCCTTCATCCGACATCCAGTTGTCCACAGACTCATCCGGCATTCCCGACAGGCTAATCAGCTGCGTGGAAAGCAATGGTATGAAAGCCTGTAAATTATCGAAGGGGATATCGGGCAGGAACGGGGTTCCCAACCGGTTCTTTCTTAAACCCCTTGAGGTAAACGGTGAGTCGGAAAACCCCAATTCGAAATCAGGGTCGAGGGCTGCCAGAATCGAATAGTCGAGAGACGACTTCGGCTGCATTGCCATGTTTGACATGCGGCGTGAATTCGAAATGTTGTCGTAGCTAAGGTTGAAATCCGGTCTGGTAAAGAAGGTCATCCCCCCATATTCCCGGTTTACCGGTATGGGGTTGTTGGCCATCATATGGTTGAACCCCATCAAGGGGTTGGTCATACGCTGCGCAGCGATACCTAGACCGACTGACAAGCGGATGCGGTCTGCCCACACGGATAACTCGTCATCGAAACTCTTCTTTTGAGTGGGAGCTGTCGATGAAGAACGACCGTCTATGTAACCCGCTAACGAGGGAACGGCATCGGAATTATTCGGGTTTGGGACGGTATAGTCGATATCCGTATTAGGGTCGTAACCGGGATCTGTATTCTTCTTTTCAGTCTCGTCACTCATGAAATTTTTACTCCGGAGTAAAGTATAAAATGGCAGAAAAAACTGTTGAGACGAGTGTCATCTCGTTTCTCTCTAAATTCCCAGACCTGTTTCGGCAGCGTGCCGACTCGCTGGAAGAGTTCAACCAGATTCTGTATAACGAATACACTACGCTTGTTGAACAGTCGCTGTTAGGCGTTGATTACCTGCCAGGCATTCTGGATAAATTGCAGATACTGCTGGCCGCTAACCAATTAACTGCCATCTCCCTGCTGATTGGCGTGCCTGAGGTGGATGTTATTGGAACGCTGGACAAAATCTCCACGCGCCGTAACTCCCTCGATGCCGCCGCCCGCAGCGGTTCCCGTCTGGCCACAATGGCTATCGGCGAACGCCGGGGTCGCTTTGGTTTACCGTCATACGATAGCCTCGCCATTGCTGTAGGCGAATCGAGCCGTCGTGGTAGCCGTCCAGTGAATCAGAACAACCAGTTCAACGGTAACACTGAGGTCACTAACAATAACGACAACAGCCGTACTGAGAACTTCAACTCGACTACCAACAACTACGACAGCAAAGCGGGTAAAGTGGCCTCTACGCTGCCAACCAACTTCATGAAGCAGATGATGGAGCAGGAAGGTCTGGCGGGTGGTAAAGTCTTCAGTGCGACCTTTGAACGTAACGGGAACAAAACCGAAGTGCCGATGCGTCTGCGCCTCGATGTGAAATCTGTACCGACTGACGGTATGGAAACCCTGATTGCGTTTGCTTCCGAACAGAAAGACTTCTGGGAGCGTTACATCCGCCTGCAACATAAAGGTGATCGTAACGGGGGCTGGCTGGATAAACTGGCAGCGGCGAAAGACCTCGCCTTCTCTAACGACTTGATGGAAGAGTACCGTAAGAACCGCTACCGCGATAAGACGGGCTACTACACCAAGATGATGGAGAAGCGCAACGGTAACTGGCTGTCTGGTCTGTTGACCCTGTCGCCGTCCATCAACAACGCCTCCGGCGTGATGGTGATCTCTCAGGAAACCATCGATGGTCTGGAAGCGCAGCTCGGTGGTAGCTTCGAAGACTTCAACGTGCGTCAGCGTGTGTTCCAAGATACCCTGACTGTCTATTACGTTGTAGTGGACACCACCTGGAACCGTGTGACCATTTATACTCGTGGCCTGAACGGCTCTCAGGAACTGGATAAGTCTGACTTCTCCAAATCGAAATCTGGTGCGGCTGATGTGAACAAAATCATCGAAGCCTACCGCTCTGGCGCACAGCCGGTTCTTTAAGGGGTTTAGCAATGCCTATTCCAAACATGCTATCGGTGCTCTTACCGAGCTTCGAAGCAACGAATCTGAAAAACACGCTGAACGCGAACTGCGATGCCATCAGTGAATCACTGTTGCCACAGTTTGAAAACCTGCGTGACCTGGTCGGTAGCGAACAGGGGAAACCGTTCCTCTCTAAGCCGGTGCAAACCCTGAGCGAAGAGTTGGTGAAAATGTTGCGCAGCTCTGGCCTTGAGGTCAAAGGTCTGCGCGATCCGTCCGCACTGGAATACATCATCGCAGCCATGCGTAACACGCTGGAACTGCGTCCGTTTATTGAACAGTGCATCAGCCGCGACATCGGTAAGCAGGTTGTGACTGCTTCACTGACGTTCAACAAATCCACGCTCCTTCAATTGCTGGACCTCATTAACTTCTTTGTTCTTTACAGCGGTACGCTCGTAAACTACATCACAGCCGAAGAACTCGGTGCGGTGGAGAATTCGAACATTGCAGTTAAAGGTATCGGTCCAAACGATTTGCAGTACCTCCATGTTCGCATGGTGACGTACGGCATCGCTTGTCGTGTTCTGGCTACGCCTCAGTCGAAGCTCAAAGCAGACTATGCGGAAATCCCGGAAGCGGTATTTGATGAAGACACCTACAATGATCTGGTCAAGTCTTTCGGTTCGAAAGCTACCGATCCGCTGGGTCTCTCCGCAGTACCATTCCCGCTCACTATCATTTATCGGATTAATCTGTCGTGGAACGAATGGCAGATGGACAACTACGATGAAGTGTGTGAAGCGGCGAAAGCAGCCGAGTACCGTATCTTACTGTTCAAGAAACAGCAAGCGGAAGGTAAAGGCGACGCAGCGTTGGAAATCCTTATCGAGAAACACGAGAAGCGTCTGGATTCCCTGAAACGCAAACGCGAACGTCTGGCGAAAAAGAACGGTCTCGAATAACAACAGGAGAGACTGATGAACCAGATTAACAACCCCGACTTTAACGTGGCTGAGCGTCTCGTTAAACGTTACATGGCCAAACTGACCGAGAACCCGACAGAAGTCCATGATGATGACCTCATTCATGAGACGCTGACCGCGGCAGCCGTTATCCTGCCTTACTTCCGCCTCTTAGGCGCGGAGTCGGTGCAACAGGTATTATATGACGAATTTCCACAAATTGGTTTTACGTTTAATACGTTTTACAATGAAACAGTTGCGTTCGTTGTAGACGGGAAAAAGCGTCCAACCAATGTCGGTACCTGGTCTGTGCTGATGTCGACGTACATGAATGATGTACACGGCACCAAATACGTTCAGGAGAAAGGCAGCTTGGGCTCGCGTATGATGTCTGCCGCTTTCGGTCAGGCTGGTAAAGTTCGTAACATGGGCACGCAACACCAAACCATGCAACCGGATACTCGCCTCTTATCTTATGCAGACCACGAACTGCTTGCGCGGTGGATGACACGTACTAACGGATTGTCCGATATGATTATGTCGCTGGCAGTATTCTTGAAAATCGCACGTCCCTAAGGGGGCCCCTTTCTAGGGGCGTGTAATTCGGTTATAACCAAACAGGAACTAGAACAAATGGCAAATTTTGCACAACGCAGAGCTGCTCGTGAAAGCATCGAAAACACCGAACCGGGTGAAATCGACGGCCTGTCTAACGTAGAACCGGGTGTAGAAAACCTGGATACCCAACTGGCTGAAATGGCATCGGAAGATGCACAGCTGGAAGGTCTGGCTGGCGATCAGGATACCCTGGGCTCGGACACCGCACGTACTGAAGACGCTATCGACGATGCGCAAGACGCAATCGATAACGGTGAAGAAGCGTCGGAAGAATCTATTGCCCACACCGAAGTGGCGCAAGAGTCTATCCGTCGTCGTTGGGGTATCGACCGCACCAAACTGGCGCGCGAAAGCTTCCGTCGTGGCCGTGGCATGACTGCCGCTGCGCAGGAAGGCTGGAAAGAAACCCTGAAAGATCTGTGGAAACGTTTCCTTGAGCTGATCAAGTCAATCGTTAACAAGATCAAAGAGCTGAAACTCAAGTACATCAACGTGGGTAAAACCGCGCAGAGCCGTGCTAAGAAGTATCAGGCTGCGATCAAAAACCTGGGCAGCAAAAAGACCAAAGATGAAATCGGCGGTAGCTGGATCAGCAAACTGTCCATCGAAGGTTCTTTCAATGTTGACGGTTCTATCGGCATTGCGAAAGAAGTAACTCAGGGCAAAGCCAAAGGCGCTATCGCTGCAATGACCAAACAGGCCGATGCAGCTGCAACCTACGTCGTTAAAGCGGCTGACGGTGAAGTGTCTGCATCTAAAGCCTCTGGCGGTTCTTCTGCCTCTGGTCCGGGTGTAATGCTGGCGTCTGATGCACCGAGCTACGACAAAATCGAGCTGTTCGGTACCGCGGCAACCAAACTTCAGAATCTGGAAGAGTTCGCTGATGGCGAATACCAGAAACTGCAAGCGCTGCCGGGCAACGCCTACATTCAGGTGGGTAATAAGAAACTGGCTGGCGGCGTTGATTTCGCAGCTATCGGTTTCATGACCACTGGTGATGCAACTGAAGACAAACAGATCGCCACTCCAGAAGTGGGCAAACTGTCTGCGGCTGCGCAGGGTCTGGATGCAATCGGTAAAGGCTTCGAGAAAGTCCTGCAAGACTTCCGTACCTTCGATAGCGAAGTTGAGAAACTGCAACGCGCTGCTGAAAAAGCATCTGGTGCTGTAGATAAAGCTGACGACGCGAACCGCGAAGCGCTGCAATCTGCACGTACTGCTGCTGACCAGTCTGTGAAGAACTATCAGGTTCTGAACCGCGCTGTGGCTTACGTTGCTAACACCGTTATCGCTGGCCTGAACGGCTACATCGGTGCTGGTATCGGTGCGTACGGTAAGAAGTAATCCTTCTTAACCCGTAAACGACCCGACGTTAATCATTGAGGTGGGGCAGCGTGCCCCACCTAGAGGAAAAGTGAAAATGGCAAACTTTGCACAAAAACGCGCTGCTCGCGAATCCATTGAAGGCACCGGTACTGTTGTCCCGGATGGCCTGGAGCTGCCAGCAGAATCGGTTGAAGGTATTCTGGCCGAGCTGGCTGAGAAAGAACGTGATATCGATACCACCGACTCTGAGCACGATGTGCTGATTGAAGATGGTAACGAAACTGATGCGCAGCTGGACGCGGTTGACGCGGCTGACGACGCAGCAGCTGATCCGGCCGACGACAAAATGGAAGCGGAAGAAGACATGCCTGACGAAGCAGCGGAAGCGCTGGACGTTGCGCAGGAATCTATCCGTCGTCGTTGGGGCTTCGACCATCGCACCAGCGTAGCTCGCGAAAGCTACGGTAGCCGTAACCGCCGCAACGTGGCGCGTGAAAGCCTGTGGGAAGACATCAAAGCCTTCCTGAAGCGTGCGTGGGAATGGCTGAAAGAGCAGGGTCGTAAGATCAAAGACCGCTGGCTGAAATTCAGCAACCAGGGTAAATCTGTTCAGGGTCGTTCTAAGAAGTTCGGCGAGCAGATCAAAAACCTCGGCAAGCAGAAGTCTGGTAAAGACAAACTGTCTGGTGGCTTCATCAAAGATCTGACCATCGCTGGTAAGTTCGAAGGTACCAACCCCGCTTCTCTGGATCAGGTGTTCACCAAAAAAGGTGACTTCGCCAAAGTTCAGGACGAAGTGCTGGCCGAAATGACCAATGCTGTTGATGAGCTGGCCAATGCTTCTGAAGCTGACTTCACCAAAACTGGTAAGAAGGCGAAAGAACTGGCTGACGTTATCTCCAGCGATCTGAAAGGCGAACATCCGATGCTGGGCAACCAGGTGTTCAAAGTTGAAACTGAAGCCACTGAAGACGGCGACAGCTTCGAAGTGAGCACTACCGTTGTTGAAGCGGAACACAGCGTAGAGAGCGATATCTCTACTCCGTCTATCGCACAGCTGAGCACGGTTAAC